TTGTTGGGTTCAAGTTCAACCAGGATGCTTCTGTCGTCATACCTTGGGCCGACCACTCGTGCTGGAGCTGGGCCATATAAAACAACGGCTGGGGTCTCAACTGCACCAGCAAGGTGAGAGCAGAAGCTGTCAGTTACTATCGCACCTACAGCCTTATCCATGACATACGCACTTTCCGTATACGTCAACCTGTCTCTTAAATCGAAGTCGCAGTCACAGGCTGGGTCGTCAGCTATGCCCATCAGGACAACCTTATATCCTATCTTTGCAACAGCCATACTCATGTGTGAATAACGCCTAAATTCGCTTGCTCCTGCCGTGTTAACCACAATGTAATCCTCGTCAAACAGACCCTCTATGTCCGGCCTGTCTTTGGCAATAAACATTTTGTCGGGTTCTTTTATTTTACAGAAATAAGGATACATAGCATGTAACTTTGCATCACCGCTGTTAAAATTACCAGGCAGTATCTTCTGACTGTGCGGGTTGTATAAAATCGAGTATTCTTTTTGAACAACATCGTCCCACGGTATTATCTCATCAATGTATGGGTTGTCCTTAACAACTCCCATGAACTTTTCCTGTGTCATGTATACAAGTTTTTTACCATTATGCCGTTCTTTTATTCCTTTGAAGCACTGGGTTGTCATAAGAACATCGCCAGCAGAAGAATGTTGTGCAAACAGGATGGCGTCTATCTTCTTTTTGCTGTGTATGTTGTGTGACTTTGTTTCTGAGCACATTTCGTCAAGCGTTGTGTTTATATTAGAAACACCATCAAGCCACGCAGCAGACTTCTTTAATCCGTCTTCACGCATTTTTTCTCTAAGGTCAGAGTCTCCAGCAACCCTTAGAATTGCTTCTGATATATCCTCTGGTGAACAAGCCATGGCATCCATCATCGTGGCACCGTATTGTCCATAGAGGGGAAGATATGTGGGTATCGTATTCTTTACCAGCACCCCAGCATCCTCGACTATCTCTGTCTGTGCTGTTGTGTCACTTGCAATAACAGGCGTACCACAGAACATTGCCTCAAGTGGAGTCCATGACAGACCCTCCTGAAGTGAACAGTTTATAAGACAATCAAATGAACCAAAGATTCTTACCATTGTTTCTGGGGTTACGGTCTTTCCAGATTTCTTAAGCCGTATATAGTTGTTTGGTATTTCACAGTCCTTTGCATATTGTATTATATTAAACTTACCCTCAATGGACTGTTCTGTATGAAGGTATAAAGATATGTTGTCGTTCTTTTTTATTGCAATAGAGAACCCTTTTATGAGTCTCTGTATATCTTTTCTTATCTGATTCTTTCCAACAAAACCAAAGACAACCTCGTTCCTTTTTAATCCAGGGTAAAGTATTCTTCTATCACCCTCCCTGTCTTCTGGAGTCCTTGGTACTAAAAGACCTGCGTTGTGAATAAGCGGTCTGTAATATTTAATGTTATCAACAACTGGTTTCAGGGTGTCATATCCAAACTGAGAATATACATATGGGAAGTCAAGCATTTTAACCCAGCCAACCCAATCGTCCCTGCGTTTTTGTATATCCCACGGGAATATAGCTCCAAGCCTGAACTGTTTACCACCGTTTTGCAGGTCTTTAAGTCCATTAAAAACCTGTAAATACTGCCATATATCAAACCCAACAATAAGCACAACGTCAAACTCTTGTCTTGCAACCAGGTCTAATAGTTTTTGTTTACCGAAGAAGTCGTCACCGTCTTTTGCTGAAACAATTGGAACGTCAAGGGGTGTTAGAGCCATGTCTGGATTATAGCACCCAGAGAACTCTACAGAGAACAGTGTTGCCTCAAATTTGCTTCTGTCAAGTTGAGACAAAACTCCCTTCATCATACCGCCTATCCCAGACGTGGATAATGGGCTTTCGCTTACAAATAATACTTTCTTTTTCATTTAATGTCCTTCCCAAAAAATGATTGTTGTGATTCGGATATCCGAACCAGCTATCTTGTATCCTCACTTACCTTACATACATCAACACCGCTAAACCTTCTTTTGAGTACGGTATCAACAATGTAATATTCACCAGAGGACGACTGGTATCTGTCCTTAACCTTTATACCATAAGAGCTGGGGATGTAAAGCTCATCGCTTTCAATAACGATATCTCCGATTTGGCTCTGTGTATCAAGGTCTGTTCCGAACAACGGTTCTGTCTGTAAAGCGTAAACGTTTGTTTCTACTGGTTCAAATAATGTGGTTTTACGATAGTCCTCATCCCAATCTGCTTCTCCAGAAGGTCTCTGAATTTCTCCAGATACGTTACACCTGTAATATACACCACCGTACAGGTATGGCTCGTTCTCAAGAGATTCTGGGGTTAAGCTCATTAAGATGTAATCACGGTCAAGAACGGTGAAGTTTATGATATCACCGACAATCTGCTCCGTGTCGTAGGATAGAGCACCTTCAAGAAAGAACTCTCTGATGAATGGTTTTGTTACCTGTGCGTTGGGCTCGTAGTCAATAAATTCCCCGCTGTCCAAGGTTCTCCTGTTCAAAACAGAGATGCCTATTTCAGCAAGAACCTCCTTCATGTCGATTCCAATGCTCATGTATTATAAACCCTATTCGTTAGGACTTATGATGACAATCTGGTCGTCGTCATATGTCGTCTCTATACCCGTTTCGGACTGATATGAAAATCCAGCGTCAACCTTATGACCAAACATATTGACAACATTTGAAGTAGAGAATTCTTCAGGACGTTCATCCTGAATCTTATCGTAGTTGTCGTCCATAACCTGAACAGCATATTTATAATGCTCAAACCTGTGCTGAAGGTTTATCTGTTTGACCTTAAACTTGTGTGCTGACTCGCTGAGGAGATAAAAGAATATATGTCTCTTTGACCTGTCTTTAATCCAATACTCTCTAAAGCTCGTTCCAACAGGTAAAGTCCACCCAGTCTCTCTTAGTGCGTCGTCTACAGCATTGCTATAATCGTCGTCAACCAGATAGCTGGACAGACCCTTGACTTCCTGTTTTATTAGAACTATAAGAGAATCTCTTGTTAGGCTCACAATCTCCTCCTTGGCTCTCGTTGAGGGGTAATCCCCAAGGTTCTCCTATTTGCCACGTCTCTTTATTTTTCTAGCCCTTGTTTTTGGTTTGACAACAGCTTTAATGGTTTCTGGTTCGGTCTCATCTTCGTCTTTAGGCTGTGCTACCGAATCATCTATCTCGTCCAGTGCCGCAACCTCATCTTCTTTGGAGGAAAGAGCGTCGCCAGAAACGGTTTCTTCTGTTATGTCAACTAAAACTTCGGGTTCTTCTGTGACAATAGTTATTTCTTCTTCAACTACTGGTTCAGACACAACTGGAGTAACGGAGACCGCCTCCAGTGTGTCCTTGCCTTCTTTTAAATCGTTAAGAACTTCTCTTGTGAGTTCGTTCCCCGTGATTATTTTCCCACGGCTAAAAACTCTATTCCCAAACTTCAGGGTTGCAACTAATACCTTTACTGCTTCGACTTTTGCTTCAGGCATGTCGATTCTCCTTAAATGAGAGGCTCTAATTTTACCATGATACCAAGACCACTCATCTCAGTATCTGGAGTTGTTCTGACAACTGTTGCATCATAGGTGAATACAGAACCATCTGTGAACTCTTTATTATCGTGGTCAATAATGGTTTCTATGATGCCTTCACCGGACTCATTTGTTGTAATGGCCTTATCTAACTCACCGGAAACATAACTAATCTTAGGCTTTGTCGTGCAACAGGATGTGCCGTCAATTTTTATGTCAACCTCAAGAGAGATGGCGTTTGCATTGTCTACACCACCCGCAGCTAGACCAATTACAATGTCTTCAATCCGTCCACCACATCTTGCGATACCCAACATCCTGTTAGTTACCGAAGCTGTGACGTTTCCATTTATTACACCTTCAAGGGGCTGTAAAGCAAATTCAGTAGCCTGTTGTGAAAAACCAGCCCATGGGGGATTTACATGTTTATTATTTACGCTCATGGTTGCCCCCTTCTATTCTACGGTTAAGGAATAGATAGCATCCCTGTTATAAAGAATCGGAAGACCCTTATCCTGGGCTCTAATCCACGTTCCTTCAGGGTCCCACTCATCATGTTTGTCTGTGGTCAATCCGTAGTTTCTGCCATTTCCAAAAGGAGCCTGTTTGTACTCAGCAATAGCCTGACCGTCTACCCTTGAAGCAAACATACTGAACTGGTCATCCGGGATAAATCTCTTTATCATAGAAACGAAGTCTTCTCCAGCCTTATAAGACGTTGCAGGAGCAGTAGATACTGTTATGTATCCACCAGTAGGGACAAGTGCGGAGATGGTTTCATCTTCATATGTCCCAGCAGAGATATCGTGAAAACGAAGAGTCCCGCCAACTTCAAAATCAGCAACATTATCAACGTAGATGTCTACGGTTGAGCTTGCCGTAACAGCGGTGGTCAGATAACCACGAACCTCAAACATCTCATCATAAATGATAAGGTTTTTAATTCCAAGCAGACCAGCAATAATCTGTGGGTTTGCACCTACGATACTGTTGGTGTTACCTTCAAAAAGGTTTCCCTTGCCGAAAGAAGAGCTTGCAAGCAGTGAGCGAATACCGGGGTCTTTAGCCATGTAACCGAAAACAACAGAGTTACAAATACCAATATCAACTTTTCCACCACACGCCTCTGCAATTATTCTCTTACCGTCAATAATGTCCTGCGGGATATCTTTTTTAGAGCCAGTGCTCCACTTGTAGTCTGCACCCAGTGTTACCTGGTTTGCGTCGGGGAGGCTGTAGTCAAGTGATATCTGAATACCATCAGATGCATGGTAAGAAAAAGAACCACTGAACAACATTTTTGTGAACATCCACTCTTTTCTGCGGATACTTCTGTTAACCAGACCGGACAGCTCTCTGGAGAGACGTGCTTTTGAACTGAGATACTCGGACTCTGTTCCTTCTTTACGAAGGTTATTGAGGAATTCCTCATCAAAGTACATTTTCTCTTTCCAATAAGCGGCCTCAGCGGTGTGCTGTGCAACACCAAACGGAGATGTCTGCGGTGCTGGTGAACCAGGTGCTACAAAGGGGGTCAACCCTCTACCACCAACCTGGCTTTCCCATTTAATAGAGGAAGAAGGTGACACGGAGCTCTGAAAGAGTCGTGAAATAACAACCTCAACGGGAGTATTATACTTTTGTATAAATTTCTGTAATGTTTCCAGTCTTAATTCTGGAATACTTGCTGAACCTCTTGACATAATAATACCTCCTTTCTTTACTTAATTAATAGGAAATTACCGTATTCTGTTGCAGAGATGTCTGTTTCAGACGCTGCATCAATTCCAGAACACATTCCAAGATATAGAACTGCGTTTGATACTACCATAGTAGCAATCGCTCCCTCTGCCGTACTACCCGTTCCAGTGTCCACTGATTTCTCAAGGATACCAGCACAATCTGAGTAGTTGTTTGAATTATCAGCACCAGCTTCAACACACACATATGCGGTTTCTGCTGTGGTCATGTCGTTACCGACTGAAGCTGTTGCTGTGATTTTTGCACGATGCTGTTCAGTCGTTCTGTCAATAGCGGTAATTGCGCCCAGATTTTCTACGGTTTCACCAGATGAGTTTATAATCAGGTCATCTCCAACAGAGAACTTGTAGCTGTCGTCCATTGTTACATATACATATGCAACGGTTCCAGAGTCGGCAACAAGATATGCACGACCGGGTGAAGTTTCTGTTCCGTCAAACACTGTCAGGTTATACGGGACATACATGTCTTTGTTACCAGTCGTAAGAGCCGAAACGTTTTTAGCCATTGCCTGACCCGATTCAAGCTTACCATATCCCGCCTGAAGGGTAATGGGTACTTTCAGAGCAGCGTTTGCGTCTGAAAAGTAAAGATGTTTATAGTCACTTTGTGTTCCATACTGAATACTAGCAATATCTCTTGGCATAATATATTCCTCCTTTCTTATTCGTTAGTCTGTCCTGCCATTGAAAGCATATCGTTGGCAAGGTCTGTGGTTTCTTTTTCATCCTCTTCAGACAGGTCTGCTTTGGTCTCCGGTGTTTTCTTACTAAAACCAACACCAGCAACATCTCCGTCTTCGTCAGGGGTTTCTTCCCAGTCTGGGATTTCTTTTACTACGGCTTCGGTGAATTTGGATTCATTGAGAATCTTAAATCCATCGTCATCCCCCTCGGTAAAGTCGTTCACGTTGAACATATTTTGAACCTTTACATAGAGGTGTAGGGGTACGTCACTTTTGCTCAGCTGTTCTGAGACGATTACGCTTGCTTTCAGCTTGTTCTCGTATTCAGTCCTGAGCAGCTCCCTCTTTTCGAGTTTGAGGGTTTTTTCGTCACCAGTTTTAACCTGGGCCACAAGCTCTGTTTTTTCTCCCGAATGTTTTGCTTCCAATGCTGCCGTAACACTATCGGTTACACTTTTTTCAATAGAAGCTAAAAGCTCTGGGTTGTCCTTTGCTAATTCTTCTCTGGTCATGGGTATCTCCTCTGTTGTTCCTTTATTGTTATCTTTCAATTCTAGTTTAGTTTCTTCTTCTGAGGTCTCTGCCCCTTCGGTGGATGCCCCGATTACGTCTATGTCAACATCCACCTCTTCTTTTGAAAATGCAGATGATTGTGTTTTATTGTCCCAGCCAAACACACAGACAGAACCCTCGTTCATCCGTGCTTTCCTAAACACTGTACCTGGGCCCTTCATTGTGAACCCGTTTACTTCGGTCTCTTCCTTCTCTGCAAGTCGCTGAATCTGAGACGGTGAAACAGATATGCTTGCCTGATAGGGAAAACCAGTTTTAGAGTTTTTCTGAAATTCCCTGCTCTCTTCTGTGTCAAGAAAAACGGTCTTGTCTGAATTTACCCTTACACCGTTTTCGTTATCAATAAGAACCTCTTTTGAAAATGCAATCTTTTTAGAGGTGTCGTGGTCTTCAAGAATCGGCAATGTCTTTGAGTTCATTGAAAGCCCAGAAAGGTCTATCGCAAGGTCATCCCAATACCAGTGATTTTTTATAACCCCACCACTGTAAATGGTCATGTTGAGTTTGTTGTCTTCATCACCGTCTGCTGAAAAAATGCTTGCGTCACAGAGGTTGTCAACAAACCGCATTGCCCCTCTTGGTATTTTCCCTCGCTTTAAATCTTCGGCTACCTTATCCTTAATCATGTTTGCCATTGTTTGTTCTCCTTATATTAGTCCACGTTACTTAAGGTTAATCCACCACTGTTGATATTAGATGATATTAATGTGCCGTTATCGTTGATATTGCTTACCGTAATTAATCCGTCGTCAACGGTCAGTGGGTGTGGGTATGTGTACGGTGTATATACCCCTGTCATAATCGCCTGCCGTTGCCGTCACAACACCGGTTCTACCAAACACGCTATCAACATCACCTCCGCTGGGTGGGCCATGGCCCTGAGCATACAAAATGGTGCTAAACAAACAAAACAAAAATGTCGTTAGAATAATAATCTTTTTCATGTTAAGTCCTCTATAGTGTATTCATGTCTCCG